TTAACGAATAAACATGCTTTCAAGAAAGGTGCCACTAAATTTAAGGTTACAATCTGTATGAAAAGTGCAATTAATCCTATTAATTCTAATTTACAAATTGATTTAGACATTGCGGATGTTTCATTGAGCTCACAAAATGATGTGTGTTTATTTGAGGTTGCTAGTTTACCACCTTTTAAAGATATTACTAAGTTTTGGATGAATACTCAAATTTCACCATCTGCTGGCATTGAATTATGTCGTGAGTTGGATGGTTCAATAAGTATCAATACAATCTTTAACATGAATTTTTTGCCTGAATTGGAAGTAGATGAATTGAATGGACGCTTCGATGTGTTTATGGGTATTTCAAACCATAATACTGAAGAAGGACAATGTGGTTCAATTTGTATTGCTACTACTCCACGTGGGCCTATAATAGTTGGTATTCATTTCTTAGGAGATGGAACAACTATAGGGGTCCTCAAAGTGAGTATGCATGAAATAAATCAATTGATGGAACACCCTTGTATTTCACGTAGACCAATAATTCAAGCTGGATTTGAACCAAAGTTGGAAAGTTCTGACAAAAAACATGTATTAACTGAACCTCATCATAAGAGTATGTTCAGATATTTAGAAAGTGGAACTTTAAATGTCTATGGATCATTTGCTGGATTTCGTCCTAAACCTAAGAGTAAAGTGTGTGCTACACCACTACAGAAAGAATTTTTAGAACATTATCAGGTTCCTGTCATGTTTGGGAAACCATGTATGGATAGTTGGGAACCTTGGCGAAAGAATGTAGTTGAAATGGTTAAACCTAAGGTAAATTACAATCGAACTTTCTTGCGTGAGTGTGTGAAGAGTTTCACCAATGATATTTTGGTAGCTCTTCCTCATGAATGGGAGAAGAATTTGGTTGTACTATCAGATAAAGCTACTGTAAATGGTATTGGATCTGTTAAATATATTGATAGAATAGCTGTTAGTACTTCCATGGGTTTTCCATGGAATTGTACTAAAAAAGCTTATCTTCTTGAAGATATAGATGAGAGATATCCTGAAGGTGTGAATTTCACTCCAGAAATATGGGACAGAGTTCGAGATATTGAAGCTGAATATGAAGCTGGTCGTCGAGTTTACCCTATATTTACAGGACATCTTAAAGATGAAGCTACACCATTAGAAAAATGTGCTATTAAAAAGACACGTTTGTTTACTGGAGCTCCAGTAGATTGGAGTTTGGTTGTGCGTAAAAGATTATTATCTTTTGTACGACTTTTACAGAAAAACAAATATATCTTCGAAGCTGGTCCTGGAACTGTTGCTCAATCAGCAGAATGGGGTCAGATTCGTGATTATCTAACGCATTTTGGTGAAAACCAAATTGTAGCAGGTGATTATGGTAAATTTGATAAACGTATGTTATCTGATTTTATTTTAGCTGCATTTGAAA